GTAGAACCAAGCAAGAAAGCAAAATCACGCCCAACAACACGAGCACCGTCTTTTGCATGGACAATTCGCGGTTCACTTCCGCGGACTGAATTTCCAATCGAGACAGGCGCTGTGTTAATAGCCGTGATTGCACCAGCACTTTGTTGTTTTGGTCTGTAAATCGGGGTCCTTTTCTTAGCTTTAGCAGCTTTAACCATAATTGACAGAATACACTTTTGATTTTAATTTCTAATTTTATAATTTCTTTTACGCCTCCTCCTACCCTCGAGGGGGAAATGATTTCATCCTCGCCATGCCCGCTTTGATGTTATCATTAATTTTTCGTTTCTTTTTCTTCTTTTTACCCCCTGTTTTAATATAAATGGCGTGGTTGACCATCCGTCCAGCTTGTTTTTGCACAAGTTCTTCGCTCATAGGTTTAACTTTATTACTTTTCTTCGGGGCCTCCCTAGAAATAACCGAAGGTAGCCATTTCGGCACATACGGTCTTTTCTGTTTAGGAGCTTCCGGTTTTCGGAAGAATTTATGTTGGTAATAATCGTGGTGTGGATCTTGAGCGTACAATCGCTCGATCTCCTCCCGCGCTTTCACAACACCCCAAAGATGGTCTTTGAAGAATCCAAATGGATTAGTAGCAAACGACGTCGCGATATTGCCGTATTTGACGGCTCGCGAAGCTAACGCCGGGTACATCCCGACGAGCTCTTTAACTTTCTCATAATAAATGAGGTCGGCTGCATACCTATGCTTCCGATCTTTAAATTCAGCGTAAGCTGTGTCGTGCAATCTGCTATAATAATCCATCAAGGAACGCGCTTCAGCGTCCCCAAATTTAACGGACTGTTGGATTTTCCCGCCTGATATATAGGGTCCTGTGTAATTTTGGTCGACAAGTCCAGCTGTCAATGTCGTACCTCCATTATCACCATGGTCTCCGGTGCGTGGTGGGGGTTTATGTGGTTCATAATCACCATAATAATTGATTCCAGTGGTCTCACTGGCCCCAGAACTGGTGGCTCCAATGCCGTCCCCAGTCTCTCCGGTGCCAGCAGCGTCCGCTGCCGCTTGTGAATCGATTAACTGCATCTCAGCGTTAAATCGCTGAACTGCACTCATCCCACTGGTGTTCTTCGGAACGTAGGGTTTCACCTCTACCTTTTCGATAGATTTGTAAGCGCCTGTGTTGGGATCACGTCCTTCAGCGCGCAATCTCTGTCGAGCATTACTAGCCTGAAGTTGTTCACGAGCATCATCCCATTTCTGAAGATTACTTTTGGTTTTATATGGTTTTAAATCGGCAGGCCAGTCTCCTTGCCGTAGTTTGTGAACCATGTTTTATACTGTTTATTTTTCTAATATATAATAATTTTGTTTTTACGCCACCAACCACCGTCCATTGGGCGGACCGCCCTAGCAGTTTATTGACGTGCTAAGGTCCGGGCAGTCATTTATTCCATGTACAAAGCCTCGTAACCTCGCTGCTTAGCAACGAGTAGTTCACGAGACCTCAACCGGGAAGTGGGGAACTGCGCTGGGTATTGATCTTGCATGTTCAAGTACATTTTCGTCAAAAGATTAAACTTCTCAACATCATGGCGGTAATTCTCCATGTGTGAGCACAAAGCATCACCGAGGTCCTCAATCTTCACGACTTTAAGATGCTCGATGTGCTTAGTCCATCTCTTAGGATGGAACGTGAAACCCTCTTCATTCATCCGAATGTCGTTCGAAAAATACTCCGATTCTTCTAGGGAGTCGCGTTCATGCACTTCCATATCCACACCACTCTTAGCCGCTGCCTCAACATATTCTTCAACCGTGACTCCTTCAAGAGGTTGCTGATTTACGTCATCGCCACCCACGAATATGGGGGTTGACAGAATTTGTTCGTCTTGGAGGCCAAGCGTTATGCACGCGTCGACATGCACTACTAATTGAGCGATGGAATTAATGGCTATAGTCATAAACCATCCGCTTTTCATGATACCAGGGGTCTCTACGCTGAATTCAGTACCGTCAGAAGTTCGATATTTTGCTGTGTGGAACACTTGCTCCCAACAGCCATCGACGTCCTTAAAATACTTCTCCAACCGCTCAGTGTCCCAATCGGCTGGCTTGATAACCAACGCTTTCACGACATCCCTAGTGGCATCTGCTATCCATCCATGGAACATAAAGTCCCAATTCGATTTATCACTCTCCCACACCTTACCAGGTAACCATTCTTTGAGGTGTTCGATATGTCCTACATTACCGGGGGAGAAAGCGTATTTGACTGGCGTAAGTCTCCAGTTCTTGACTAAAGAAAATGCAAGTTTCCGAAACATAGAAGCGTGCTTAACTGTGACATGGAGTGGGAAGCCAGCTATGCAACGTGGCATTCCCTTCTTCAATTTAGCGATTTTATGTGGTTCCCCCTTCAAAAACAATTTCGAAGTAAACGGCTCATCCCATCACGCACAACTAATTGTGCGAATCCTCTCTCAGAGTAACGTTTTAAAGTCAAACCATTTGTGGGCATACCCTGCTCACAATAAGGAAATCCTGATGATTTGTCGGGATCCACAATCGACGATTGAATAACATCAAAGACACCTTCAACAGTGTCATAATCAGAATCAGGGATAAATGAGGCTTCTTGCATCATCGTGGCAACCAGCTTCACCGTGCGAGCGCGCCTAGCGGCGATCTTCTGCAACCTATTGCTGGTCAATTCCTCATTACGACGGAGGAACAATTTAATGTGTTCCTCCAATGAGGTTACTTCAGATTTTGGAGTCATGTCAGGGTACGCAAAAGCCTTATCGTCATAACCAAGCATTTTAAGCTCGTCCATATGTTTATCAACCATAGCTACTGCTTCTGGCTGTAATTTCGGAGCTTCTGGTCCGTGCACTGGCTTATGCTTGCGTTCCTTCGTATACTTTAACCTATCATCCACTAATTTCTTCACGGGGACTTCGCTTTCAACCACAGTTGATGGCATGGGGGCGTTTTCATCATCAAAATCGACATAACGGTTTGACCGCAAATGCAACTGCTCTAGGATGAGATCCTCATCTTTATAATAGTTGCCTGTCTTACCAAAACATTCGACTAATTCCTCCATATTCCACCCGTACGTGGCCCGCCCATCGGCGTCCACTATAGCAAATCGTCCATCGCGAAGTGATTTGATGTCCACCAAACCACCGCGCATTTTGTTCATCCTGTATTCTTGCTTAACACTCGCATTAGCGTAAGAGTATCTCTTCTTGTTTTTCGACTTTGCCTCTTCCGAGGTACAGCAGTCTAACATATACTGAATGAACTCAACGCGGATTGCTACGTTATAACCATCAGCGGCTCTAACGTGCATTCCTACCACACTACTACCACAGAGTAAAATACTACCACTAAATCCTTTCTGAGTACTTGCAGTATGATGCAAGTTCTCATGGCCGCTGTCGGCTAGAGTTCTGCCACTAGCTGACACCAACAGACCGTCAGGAGTGAACCCGACACTATGGATCTGTTGATTGTAGCAAGATTGCATGGTCATGTGAACTTGCTTAATCCCGAGAAATTTAACTATTTTCTCATCAATATCGCAAGCGAAGACGTCCACGTTAAATCCAAGAACAATATTATTCTCTGGCGCGAACATCTCCCTATCTACTTGCTTAACTGAATTCATATTCACTTCATAATTTCCCCTCTTAGTCTTTTGTGTCGACGCCAAGTAAATCTTCGCATTAGACTGATAAAGAGTGTTGCTAACATGCCTTGCAGTGATGAAGTATTCATCCAACCGCCAAAACGTGCCAAATAACGATAGGTCGCCTCCATTTGTCACTAAAATAGCGCCTATAGGCTGAGCGACGCAAGGGAAATAATCAGACCCGGGAATGGCCATTTCATCTCTG